TACCTCCCGTCTGCCTTCCAACTGGGCATCACTGTCCCAGACGCAGGAGTTAATTGCCGAAATTTCGAGCGCTCCTGATATCGCAGGAGCGGTTCCGATAATCACCATCGCCGGTGGCACCAATCAGGGCACCTTCGTTTGCAAAGAACTAGTTTATTCCTACGCGATGTGGATTAGCCCAAAGTTCAACCTCAAACTAATTCGTACATTTGACGCTGTGCAGAAATCTGAAGCTCCGGTAAATACCTCGGATAAAATCCAGGCTGGGATTTTGCTGCTTGAGTCAGCCTCACGCACATTGAACCTTTCGAACTCTTCAAAATTGGGTGCATACCAGAAGCTTCAGCAGGTTGCTGGCCTGCCTGATCTTATGCCCCACTATGCGATTGATGCACCAGATGGCGCTCAAGATGGTTCCAGCCGCCCTACGCAGTCACTAAGCGCATTACTCAAATCTAAAAATATCCGAATCACAGCAAATCAGGTCTATCACATGATGTCACGCATGGGCATTGTGGAGCAGAAAGAACGTCGTAGCAGATCCGGTGCAAATGGCGTGAAACGGTTCTGGTCTCTAACGGCTAAGGGGTGCATGTTTGGTAAGAACATTACCAGTCCCGCTAACCCAAGAGAGACGCAGCCGCATTTCTTCGAATCGAAGTTTGCCGAACTGTTAAAAGTCATCGACATCGTAGCCTGAGGTTGCTTTGAAAGCGTTACTAACACCTGAAATTGCACCTATGACCGGGGTGGTATTGTTACGCCCCGGCACAGAGCTAATGTGGCTTTTCCGTCAGGGGAGGGTCGTCATTGAGACTCCTGGAGATCAACTGGCGGATATGCCATCTGGTTTGATCCCGCAGCAACATCAGTCTCTTGCTGATGACATCAGCCTTCAATCAATATTTGAGAACCCAGAAGTTATTCAGCGTGCTGGTGGGTTGCCTGGTCTGGATGCCTGGCTGGAAAGAAAATGCGAATGCCAGTGGCCTCACAATGAGTGGCATTCGCCTGAGTTCACCATCATGCGGCATGCCCCTGGCAGCCTCTTGCTTTGCTGGGGATGTGATAACCAGTTACGTGATCAAACCACCGAGAGACTGGCAGGCATTGCCCGTAAAAACCTGGTATCCTGGCTACTGGCAACCGTAAGAGGCCAACTTGGTTTCAGTGAAGACCATGTGCTGACACTTCCGGAGTTCTGCTGGTGGATGGTCAGGAACGGGCTGGCAAATGTTATTCCGGAAAAGCTGGCGGCAAAAGCTTTAAGGATTGAGCCAGAACCTATTCAGTCAGTGATGCGTGAAAGTGACATCACACCTTCGGTACCGGCGGTAGAACTGCTTCAGGAGAAAGCCAAAAAGATTGTAGCGGTGAAGGTAGACCCGGAGACCCCGGAATCCTTCATGCTGAAACCTAAGCGTCGCCGCTGGGAAAACAAGAAGTACACCCGCTGGGTAAAGTCGCAGCAGTGCATGTGCTGTAACAACCCTGCAGACGACCCCCACCACCTGATAGGCCACGGGCAGGGTGGAATGGGTACTAAGGCGCATGACCTGTTTGTGATACCTCTGTGCAGAGAGCATCACGACGAGTTGCACGCTAGCCCTGTGGCATTTGAAGCGAAATACGGCGACCAGTTAACGCTGCTGTTTCGGTTTTTAGATCGTGCGCTGGCAATCGGCGTACTGGCGTAGTGGAGACGCATAATGATTAACCCTTCTGAAGTTGGTAAAGCTGGCGAGATGGTTCGCCTTCGTACACTCGAAAGCATCTGGATTCAGGGAAAGCTGCGCATGTGGGGCCGCTGGTCATACATTGGTGGCGGTTCTGGTGGGAATATGTTTAACCAGCTCCTGGCGTCCGGCAAAATTACCAAGACTGCAATCAATGATGCTCTTCGTCGTATGAAGAAATCAGGCATCACCAAGCCTGAGCTTGAGGCCTTTTTTAAAGAGATCCTTGAAGGGAAGAATAAGAGTGGACTGGCGTTCTGCACTGATGACGAGGCAATGAAGATTGATTCTGTGCTGAGTGAAATCCTTGTACGTTCTGGAAATGAAAAACTCTATGCGGTTATCGACAAACGTTATGTGCGCGGCTTGAGTAAGAAGGCTATGGCTCGTGATCTGAATGAAAAACATCCTGAGCTATGTCTGAGAACCTGTGAGAGCCGGATTGATGTTTGGTTAAATGTTGCAGAATCGATGCTGTATAGACCAATGTGTGACGCATTCGGCACAAATGGCGACAGATTTTACTTGAATGATTGCGCGGAAAGTGCTTAAATTCTGATAAGCTCGGGACGTTAAAGCGAACTGAGCAACAGAACAAAACATAAACCCGCCACCGAGTGGGTTTTTTCATTTCTGATTTAAAAAACATTTCTGACATAATCGTTTTGGAAATATGCTAAATCCACACATCAACAAATAGGTGGATACATGCAGCAGATTACAACTCATCAAATACCTCTTTATGGTACAAACCCTTCAGATTTAAATGCTTTAAAAGATATTATCGAATCTAATGCGGGTTCGTTCGACGAGCATCTCCTTACTGGTTTTGGCGGTGATGCGCGATATTCTGTTATTGATGGTTCCTTTGAAATTACTGTGATAGCTGAAGGTTTTTTTGAATATACAGCTGAGATAAATTTCTACGCTGGGTGCGCAGATATGGATGACACCAGTACCATCAATGGGACAATGGAGTTTGAAATCGAAGATGACAATATCATCATCGAGTTGGATGAAACTGTTTGGGACGTAAGATAAAAATGTAACTATCTACCTTCAGAACAAGGCCTCTTTTTAGAGGCCTTGTTTATTTCCCCTCATTCCTGAGAGGACACACGGTAATAAGAGGGGGCTAAATGTCCGATCCGATTACCGGCACTGGGTTAGACGGTGGTTCCCTTACAGTTGCAAGCGTCTATGGCCTGCCGACCGGGACAGATTACGGGGTAGTTTTTGGCGCATTTGCAGGAGCGGTTTTTTACAACGCTACGGCAGCGACAAAAAGCCGACTTAATCAAAATTGTAAACCTCGCAAATGCGAGGTTTTTTGTTTAAGGCAAGAACTGTGCTGCCATGGATGCGTATGCTAAATAAACGCCCCATCCGAATGTAAGAAATGAGCCAACTCCGAAGGAAATAGCAGTAATGCTGAAACCATGTCCCCATTTTTTCCATCGAGACGTACCTTCAAAGGGGCTATTCCCGTAGCAGTATTGCGCAGCATATGTAAAACCAGAGCACATTCCTGCTAGAAGTACCCCTATTCCAAACATCAATAAAGAAAAAGCGACACTTGAAATTACTTCAGGCGCGGGGCTCTTGGTCCAAATATTTCCGAGAAAAGCTAATAACGAGATGGCTCCTCCGCCATTGATAATCAGAATCGCCTTAGCAGCATTTGCTCCCGTTGTAATCACTGATTTGAATATTTCGATGTTGGCTACCGAATGATGCTTGTACTCCTCAACCTGTAGCTGATGGTTAGTTTTAAGAATCTCGATGTGAGTTTCATGGCTGAAACCTTCATCAGCCTCTACTGCTTTGAGATAATCCAATAGTTTGTTTGTATCGATCTGGGTTACACCACTATCCTGGGCCTCTTTCACTGCGCCAATGATTGTGGTTACTGTTTCTTTACCTGTCATGGTCTCCTCCTTGCTGTACTGAACCATTCTAATTGTCCATTGATTCTATTCAATAATTGTCGACTCGAATTAGGACGGCTTTCTGAATCGGCTCGCATAATGTGCCGAATAAAGGTGCAATCGACTCATTATGAGGACACCGCTGCTGGTGGCCTTTTTCATTTCAGGCTCCCGGAAAACCCCATCAGGTGCTTTGTCGTTAAGTATCCGGAGAGCCTGACCTTCTACACACGGAATGCTTATGTCTGAACCTCTATCCGGCAGCGCTACGGCGCATGCAGCGGTTACGACTGCCACTTTTGCCGGGTTCTGGGCAAACACAGAGGCAGGCGTAATCCTCGGGGCGCTGGCCGGGGCGCTCATCTACGTTCTCACGTCTCATAACCTCAGCGCGATTGAGCGGGGTCTCTTCGGTGTGGTGTCGTTTATCTCCGGCATCCTTGGTGCCGACATGATGACTCGCTTCGTTAACTCCATTGCCGGTCGATACATTCCGGGAACTGAAGGGTTGGGTATACCTCAGTCTCTGGGGGCAATGATTGCGTCAGCGACCATCATCACAATCGTCCTTGCCTTCAAAAAGCGTGCTGAGAAAAAGGCGGCTGAGGAGGACCAATGACTCCATTCGTTATGCTGCAGCTGCATGCAGTCGTTGCGCTGGTAACTGGCCTGCTGATTGCGGGCTACAGTCGCGGCAAGAGCCGACACAAATGGTATTACTCGATGCTGGCCTACTTTCTCGCGCTGGCGTTCCTCTCCATCCCGATCCGTATCTGGGTCGGTGATTATCCGTTTATCGACCGTTCAGAGCTGGTGGTGAATCTCGGGTTCCTGGTCGTGATGATCATCTCCCGTGGAAACATCACCGGCAAAAGGAGCTGACAGTGAATCAACAGCAGTTTGAAAAGGCCGCGGGGATTACACCTGTATTAGCCCAGCGCTGGTACCGGCACATCGATGCAGCAATGAAAGAGTTCGGCATTACTGCAATTAACGATCAGGCCATGTTCATTGCGCAGCTCGGGCACGAATCGTCAGGCTTCAGCCGGCTGGTGGAGAGCTTCAACTATTCGGTCGATGGACTTAAAAAGACCTTCGGTAAGCGTCTCTCACCGTATCAGTGCGAAATGCTGGGACGAATCCATGGTAAGCAGGTGGCCCACCAGCCACAGATTGCCAACCTCGTTTACGGCGGTCGCATGGGCAATAACAGCCAGGGTGACGGCTGGAAATATCGCGGTCGCGGGTTGCTGCAGATCACCGGGCGAGAGAACTACACCAAATGCGGCGCCGCGCTTCAGCTTGATTTGGTCAGCACGCCGGAGCTACTCGAACAAGAACGATATGCAGCCCGCTCGGCGGCATGGTTCTACGCTTTACGCGGTTGCCTGACGTATTCAGGCGATGTCGTTCGAGTGACGCAGATTATCAACGGTGGACAGAACGGGCTTGCTGATCGTCAGGTGCGTTTTACCCGAGCAAAGGCGGCGCTGGTATGACAGCACTGGTAACCGCTTTCGAGCTGTTCAAGGCTCACTGGCGCTGGTGGCTAACTATCTTCGCTCTGGTAGTTATCGCGTGGATGTGGAACGAAAACACCCGCATTAACGCCAGCCTGAGCACGATGAAGGACGAGAACGATAGCAACCGCGCTGTCATGCATAACGTCCTTCAGACCGTCGCCATCACCAACATCGTTCTGGGAGTCAATCAGCATGCAAAGAACGAGATCGCACTGGAGTCACAGAGAGCCCAGGCAGATATCAAAGTGGCTGTTGCGGGTGATGATTGCGCTCATCGGCTTGTGCCTGCTGGTGCAGCTGACCGGCTGCGGCAATACGCGGACAGTTTACGTGCCAGTTCCGGCGGTACCGTTGCCGTCGAGCCTAACGACTGAAACCCCTCAGCCATACATTCCTGACCCTCTAACCTACGGGGCCAGTCTGGATTTGAATGTGGGTCTGCTATCGGCGCTGGGCCAGTGCAATATCGATAAGGCCAGCATCCGGAAGATTGAAGGCGACCGAGATCACATCACGCATAAAAAGTAATGATTTTCACCACTGCCTGGTTGAAGACAAAGGCTTTGCCCCCATAAAGATGATGCACTTATCTTGAGTGCTTTCACTTTGAAGGGACTACACGCATGAAAGACGGTATTTATTTTGTAGTGTTCAGAAGTGGTCAGAACGATGCAGGGAACGGAACTGTAGTTGTAAGGGATGGAGCTGTTAATGGTGGCGATTTTGGATTCACCTATCAGGGACGCGTCCAGGACGGAAGGTTAAACCTTCACGTTTCGCGTCATAATCCGAATGCGCAAAATGTCATCGCTGGTCTTAACGATTACGTTATGGAGCTGGCAATACGTGATATTGGCGATGGATACTATCTCGAAGGTGCAATCGCTGGAGTGCCTGGAGCCAACCTGGCTGTGCAGGCAAAGCACATCGGAAACTTGGTATAAAATCCATTTTGACTTAAACCGCCTACGGGCGGTTTTTTATTGCCATCACAATGGGCAGGCCCATCGTAATGACAATATCCCCTACAGCGGATAATCAATCAAATATACCCACCTGAGGATAAGCACCATGCCGCCACGCACACCAAAGGCCTGTCGCGTTCGCGGCTGTCGTTCGACAACCACTGACCCATCGGGTTACTGCGAATCCCATAAGGGCGAAGGCTGGCGACAATACAAGCCGGGGCAAACCAGACACCAGCGTGGATACGGTACTAAATGGGAGATCATCCGCGCTCGCATCCTCAAGAGAGATAACGAACTCTGTCAGGAGCACCTCAGGAATGGCGTTGTGAAGCAGGCCTCCTGCGTTGACCACATCAAGCCTAAGGCTCAGGGCGGTACCGACGACGACACCAACCTGCAGAGCCTGTGCTGGCCGTGCCACGCCAGCAAGACGGGGAAAGAAAGGCGTGAGTGATAATGATTGTCAATTGCAGTGGGGTTTCAGGGTGAGTATCACTCAATTGATATCAATTCTCATTTGCATCAGGCGAAGGGAGGGGGAGGGAAAATCCCTGGCGCCCCTCGACTTCCGGACTGCCCGCCTCCTCGAATTTTTATACCCGCGAAAAATCAAATTTAACCAGGAGTGTCGCTTATGGCTGGAACGGCGGGGCGTTCCGGGCGTCGCCCTAAGCCAACGGCGCGCAAGGAGCTGGCTGGAAACCCTGGCAAGCGAGCCCTGAATAAAGAAGAGCCGGTGTTCACCCCGATAAAGGGCGTGGCGCCGCCGGAATGGTTTACCGATGTAGATGACGGGCTTCCGCTGGCCACCATTATGTGGGAGCTGACCACAAAAGAATTATGTGGTCAGGGTCTTCTCTGCGTTACCGATCTCGCCGTGCTGGAGCGCTGGTGCATTGCTTATGAGTTCTGGCGCCGCGCCGTAAAAAATATCGCGGTTGATGGTCT